AGACTCGATTGCAACTTGCTCTATTGAGCCATTAAATAGTTTATCAAACGTTGAAGGGCTGTTTGCATTTTTGTGAATGTTATCTACATCACTTACAGCAGACATCCATGTAGATAATTGTGATCCTAAATCTTCAATCTCACGACCCATCATAATGGCTTTCTTTATACCATTATATGCGGCCGTTGCTCCACTGACTGCAGCAGATAACGTAATAGGGTCAAGCATGTTTATATCCTTTAAATTTCTTGTCTCTAGGTTTGAAATATTGAGACAAGGCTAGCTTATGTCTCTCCCTGTCTTGTTGTTTGATAAGTTCTAGTTTTGTAAATCCACACCTTTCATTCGGCTTATCAGTCTTTCGGCTCTGTTTGTTACTTGGTTGTACCATCTACTCTGTTTCATTTGGTTTGCGGCTTCGATGTGGTCGCCATCTCTTACAGCCTGTATCATTAATTTAAATTTAGAAAATCTTGGGTATCCGAGATTATACATCATATTCGCCATGATTAACTTTACTTCTTCTTTCATAGCATCCCAATCATCAAATATTTTTTTGCAGTCCATGATTGTTATGCGTATGTCTTGTTCAAAACATTCAATAACTCTTTGTTGAGATACTGGTGTTCCAACAGGTTGCCCATACTCTGGATCATCATCTTTAATTAAATGTCCGATTCCAAATGTGGGTAAATTTAAATGATCAAGATAAATGGAATTTACCTTCCCCTCATCAATCTCTAATTCTACACGTAATCTATCTATAAATGTTTCCATTATCTTTTCCCACTAATTGCACTAAAACCAAAATATGCCCCTACTAAGCCACACATACTTATATATTGTGTCATGAGGATACTCTCTGCTTCTGATAGCCTGTCTGGGAAAGCTAAAGTCAGTATAGTTGTAATACCCATAAGTATAATTAAAACCCAAGCCATTCTCCTTTTGTTTACTTGATATGCCATTTTATCAGGAATTAAATCATCATCCCCACATTTGCAAGTACCATCACAAACATCACAACCCATTATTTTTTCTCCTGATAAAGATTATTGAATGTAGTATGTGGATCTAAGTAACTTTCATGCTGTTCGGCTGAGTGTGTCCATTGTGACGGTGCAAAATCTGGAGGACCTTCACCTGTTCGCCATAAAGCAGGACTTGTTGCTCTAACTCTGTTATTTGGTAATGCAACAAAATTACCTGTCCACTCCCCTGCATCTGTAAGGTACAACACATGACTTTGTTTGTGTTGTGCAGGATCATCAGCTATATCACTATCTGTATAATCTACAGTAAATAAATATTTGCCTTTATGAAATTCATTATCTATTTTGCAAAGCCAAGGACTAGAACTTACTCTATCCATTGTTATAACACTATGGT